AGAAATGGCATTAACAGGGGTGCAAGCATTAAGATTTGTTCTTGTGTAAGATCACCCATGTCTCTAAGCGCATCTCGTATATTGCCAGTGACTCCAAGAATCTGTCGAACAAAGCTCTTTGTTGAATTTGTAAGATCATCGAAAATCTGTTGTGACATATAATTTATGGCAGTGAACGCTTTCAATAGATCAAGGACCCCACTCATGGCCTTGAACAACCCGGGATGAACTTCCATTTTTTCAAACATATCAAGAAGAGGCTGTAGAGCTTTCGGCGCATCCCGGCCGATTGCGAGATATTTGTCCCGCAATGCCTCAAGCGGTTCCTTCATGGCTTGCAGGGCGTCAAAGAAAGACTTGCCCTGTTCAAGCATCAAGGCGAAGCTAGCAACGGTAAGTCGGGCAAGCCTATCAAGTCTTCTTTCAAGTAGGTCAAAATCGGCTTTTCCAAGGTTAACAATGACACCGTACTCGGGAATGTCTTTATTCATTCGGTCTATTATGGTATATAGATTGATTCGGATGGCATCAATTATTGCAGCAAGGGCAGCGGGAACCCCGCCAAGGTAATCCATCAATTCCCTCATCGAGCCCTCATCTGGCCCTATAATACCCCCGGGCGGCAAGTTAATTCCCAAGCCTATTCTCTTCCACTCTTCCAATAATTCCCTTGCCCTTTCTATCTGTTGCTCTAGGAGATAAATTGATTGCTCGGTTTTTTTGTTTAGGTCAAAAACCTTCGTGATAACATATCCTATCCATAATATCGCTGCTGCAGAAAAGGTTTTAACGGCCACTCCAAGAGCCTCAATGGCTTCCTTCATTGTGATGGTTCCCGTGACCCACGCGACAACAATTTTGCCGATAGTATCAGCAAACATCTGGAATATGGTATTGAGGAATTGTTTTAAAGCCCCACCAAAGTTTTTAAATTCGGTAATCATATTGGAAATGCCACGAATCCAAGAGGCTTCTATTTGCTGATTTACATCTTCCCAGAACTTCCCGATATCGAATACCTTTTCCTTAATTTCATATTGGAGAAATTCAAGTTGTATTCCGATTGACGCAAGCACAGACTTAAGTGCAGAGGGTGCAGATTCCCATTCGGTAACATATTGCTTAAGATCCTCTTCCATGTCGGCCATAGGGAAGTTCTCTTTAAGCCATTCTTTGAAATTATACTGGTCCAGGTTTTTCAGAGCCTCGTGGAATTCTTGAACAGTAACCTTTGCATTTACAAAATCTGTTATAAGGTCAGCGAGCCCCTCGCGTCCTCTTAGTTTTTTTATTTTCGTGTGGATTTCAACTATGGTCTCGTTTAGAAGTGTTCCCGCCCCCGCCAAATCTTTAAGACTTTTACCAAGCGCAATGCTAACCTTGCTAAAATCCGCCCCTTCTTTTTTTAGGTCTTTTTGTTTGAGTAGGATTTCATCTAAAATGGTTTTTAAATCAGCAAATGCGGGATTGGTGCTTATCTCTGTAAATACCTTGACATAATCAGCCCCGAATCGAAACGTTAAGTCTTTCCATTTCTCAAGAATATCGCCACCCTCTTTCTGGACACGAGAAAGCATTGCCAGATATGTATAGCCATCGGCTGTAATATCCATGATGGCGGCCTTTGCGTTAAAGCTCATCTCGTCGAGAGCTTCTTTGTGTGTCTTTACAAGGTCCTTAATGGCAACCACGACAGAAGCAATGGCAAGTGCAACTAGTCCGGCTGGCCCGGTGATTGCGGCCCATAATAAAGTAAAGCCCGCCGCAAGCTTTGGGAGCACTATTAAAAGCGGCCCCGCCACTGCCAAAAAAGCCCCAAGTTTCAATGTGGTTAACCCGATCTTCTCAGTTAATTCGGGATGCACTTCAATCCAATTCTTAATATTTCTAGTTATCCTTGTAATTTCTTCTGCACATTTTATAATCGTCGGCGCCAATTTTTCACCCAGTGAAATTCCCACGTTCACAATCTGATTTTTGGCAATCTTCAATTGGTTTGATAGTGCCTGTAATTGCTTATGCGCAACTTCTTCGGTTATACCCCCGGCTCTCTTTAAATTAGCTTCATAATCTTTTATTTTATCCGAGGTTCCAATTAATGTTAGTAAGGCCATCTGTGTCCTTTCCTGAAATCCCAACATAGAAAGTTCGGTCTTCTTCTGCTTTGCTGACATACTACCGAGACGTTCCTCAAGTTGTCCAATAATGATTCCCATGTTGTTTAAATTTCCATTGGTATCATAGATGGCAATTCCCGCCTTCTTGAAGGCTTTGCCGTTTTCCAGGGCTGCCCTTTGCAGGTCTCGCAAAACAATTGCAAATTGATTTCCCGCATGGCTTCCCTTTACTCCCTGATCGGCAAATGCCGCAAGAACCGCAACCCCCGATTCAAGGGTAATTCCATAGGCCCGCATCGCGGGTCCCGCCTTATTCGTGAGGGCTTCAGAAAATTGACTCACAGTCGCATTGGCCAACGTATTTGCCTTAACCAAGACGTCGGAAACCCCTATCATATTTCTTTGATTTTCTATTGCATCCTTGGTTGAAAGACCCAGTGCACTCTGCGCATCTGTCAATAATTCCGTAGCCCTGGCTAAATCAAACGCTCCCGCTTGTGCAAACTTGGTTACAGCTGGTAATGCTGCAATTGATTGTTCAGCATCCAAACCAGCAGATGCCAGGTAAAAATAACCTTTTGCCAATTCCTTGGCTGCAAATGTTGATTCCCCGGACATCTGTTTGGCGGCATTGGCCATTTTTGTTCTCATGGTATCTGATACATCGCCCATAATTGCCAGCGATTCCGTCATTGCCTGATCGAAGTCCGCAAATGCTTTTATGATTCCCGTCATTGTTCCCAAAATGGCCAGGCCAGCAATGCTCATCGACTTTCCCATACTTTGCATCTTCATCCCGATATCGCGGGCGGCCCCAGATAGAACCTGTTTATCTTTTCCAACCTCTCGGACAGACTTATTCCACCCCGACTTGTCGAGCAAAAGTTTCCCAACAATCGAACCGGCCATAAAGCCACCAAATGCACCAGGCATGTTTACTCCTTTTTCCTTCTTTTTTGTGGTCTGTGCAGACCCTTAGAGATTTTTTCCTTTGACCGTCGTTCCATTTCTGCTATTGTTGACTCGTGATCCAATTCATAAAACTCCCATTTCAAACCAGATATGATCCCGTCCCTATCTCGCTTCTCCATGTGCGGAAGACTTGAAGCCTCATAATGCTCTCCTTTTCGCAAAAGCATACTTCGCCTAGCTTCGCGGAACCAAAATGCGTGGTCCCGAAAATCAAGCGACAAAAGTTGCCTGTACGTGAAAAGGCCCGGAAACTCTCTTGCTATGAAGGTGAGACTTTGTCCCCAGGCTTTATCCCGTTTTTTCCCTGTTCTCCCGATTCAAAAATGTTGGTAAGGATGAAGTTCGTGATCTTAACGAGCTCTAATAAATCCAGTTTTCCAATAACCTCATCATCGATATCGGTTCCAAGAAAAAGCTCTAGCCGTTTATAGGCGGCATTCAGCTTTCCCTCGGCAGTTTCTTGATCCAGCATTTCAATCTCTTTAAGCATGGTTCGATCAACTCTTTTTACCGTGTAAACCTTACCGTCAATCTCAATCTCAATTGGTTCGAACAGACTTTTTTTGGTATCGATCGTTAATTTAGGCATAATCCCCTATCCTTAAAGACCGAATTCCAATGATCCGGATTCCATCCCCTGTGTACCAAAATATCCTTCGTATCCACTCTCTTGGGAAACGAAAACCTTCCACGTAACGGGAAAAATGCGCTGTGTGGCAGGAGCCCAGCTCAGATCGAGCGCCGGAATCGGATAACACTTGTAAAGATGGGTCCATTCAGCCGGGTTGGTTGAAACAGTGTTTCCGCAAAGCGGCTTGATCACAAGAGCGCTCGCCAGGTCGTACATGAAACATCCGATCTGATTTTTCAGATAGATGTACTCAATGCTTCCAGATGTCTGTATTCCGCCAGCCAGAAGAACTTCATTCAACTGCTCAAGCGTTGAGCGTACCATCGGTGTCTCGAGTTCCATCACCGATCCGCCAAATGCACCGTCAACGGCCACATCTCCCGCCCGGTCTTCCTTAATGTCATGAACGGTTGTGCTCATTCGGAGCTTGACCCCATCCAAGAACGGACCGAGCTCGATTGCGCCGCTTTCTCCATACTTCCATACGATTTCGCATGGTCCCATGTCACCTATGGGTAATCTGGCATTTGAACCTCCTAAAAATTTGTTGATTTAGGAGGGTGGGGTGAGCTACAATAAAAAATGCTCTTCGGAAGCCATTGGAGCGTCACCTTAACCTCCTATTCTGAGAGCATGGGGGAGGGTTGCCGCCCTCTCCCGCACTCTATATTCGCATCCTGTTTAACAGGTTGCTTCCTCACATCTGAAAATAAAATTGCACGTAAATAAATGCCGTTTATTGTCATCGACTCCCATATATGCGGGGAGTCCGATTGCTTCTACCGTCATAGCCAGATAATCCGGCCCCGACTCTAAGTTGGGCATATTCCAGCCTGACGTGCCATGTAAGGCATTAAAAACCAGCCAGGCATCCTCTCTAGCATCGAAATAGGTCGCAGCCCTTGCCAGGGCTTGTATATTAAAGAATGCAAAATCAGGGCATTGGAATACAGTCGATCCCCCCGCAGATTCGGAAATAACCACATGGCGCACAGGAGCGCTCTGCAAACGATGGCCGACCTGGAGGGTAGAGCCGATGGCCAGTCCCGTCAAATTAGCGATAAGTGTGCAAATTTCCCTAAACATTATTTCCCCTTGAGCACGTTCTCGATGTGCTTTGCGACTATCGCCATGTATTTCTCTTTAAACATTGTCATTTTTGATTCAAGATATTTCCGCCCAGAGCCGGGGGTTGTCCAACTAATCTTGCTGTCCTCTTCTGGCGTAAGTTCATGCCATCTAGCGGCATACTCAATATTGAAGCCAGTAACAACCTCGGCCCCGTCTTTCTTGACTTCGGCTTTATTCGTTCGAGCAGATCCGCGAAGAGTACCCTCATCAAAGGGGGCACATGGCTGCTCATTAATCGCATCATGTAAGAGTTCATTGGCGGCCTTAAATAATCCCTTCCCGGCCTCTTCACCCGAAGCCTTTTTGGTGATCTTTGCAAAGCCCTTCTCGAAATCCGAGCAATCAACCGTCATACTCATGCTAGGTTCACCTCATAGTGTGAAAATGAAAAATCCCCTGGTCTACCTATGGCGATAATCGCTCTGTTAAAGGTTTCGCCATTCACCTCGATAATCCTGTCCTCGTGGCACAGTGCACGTCCGAGATATGCGGGTCTATTAAGTTTTTTCGGTATTGAAATCGTTATCGTTGAAACAACTTCTTCACCATTAATATTCCGCACAAGTTTTGTTTTCCACTCTACATATCCCTTGATGCAAACAAGCGTCCCAGATAACGGCTCTCCCCAATCATCATTGCCATTCCATCTACTGATAACTAGGTCATCGACACAATATGCATTTATCATTG